GCTCCTGCGTCATAGGACGCAGTTCACGCACTGCCAGATGTGAAAAGTCAATCACAAAGGCGTCACGCGCACGCTGGAAGCGATTGGGAACAATCGACAGGTTGCCAAAATCAGACACATAGATGTCTGCGGCGCCAATGATTGTTGACGCACGGTTGCCCCGCACGTTGAACCGCTGACCAGCAATACCAGTGAAGGCAGAAACAGCCTGCTTGTTGAAAGTGCCAACCATCAGGGTTGATGGATTACCGCCTTCGTCATAAACCTGCTTCACAACATCCTTAAGGATGGTTTCGGTAAATGCACGCTGCGTACCGTCAGTACGGGCCGCATTCACAATACCACCGGAAACAGTCGGATCAGAACCACCAGAACCAGCGTTGGTGTTGGTCCGAAGGAAGGCAGGAAGGCCAGCCGTAGTACGGGCTGTTGTCGTATTACCAGCGCCTGCGGCCTGGTTATACAGCAAGATTGCTTCCATATCGCGCTTCAGTTCAGAACCACGCTTGGCAAGCTGATAAGACAGTTCAGACTTGCGCCCGGCCTTGTCCACAACTTCCGTCGTTCCTGAAATCACAACATCCTTGCGGCTGATCTGCGTATAGTTACCCAACCGTGTGGTCGGCGTAACAGCGGCAAACGATGCAACATCGTCACCATCAAGAACAGCATTGGATGTACTGGCTGCGTTCAATGCATCAGACTGCCATTCAAACAAGGTCTGTTTGGCTGACTTTCGGGCTGCATTGGAAATAAACGGTGTTTCTTCCGGGCTGATATTATAGATAATATCAGACAGGTCTTCACGAATACCCACCGCGTCGTATGTCGTGAATGTATTTGCTACGATAGCCATGATGGCTTCTCCTACAACATAGTTTCGATTACACTGGCCGCATCATTCAGCGTACCAGTCTTTGCAAGACGCTGCTTGGCTCGTGTTGATTTGGAGACATTACGCTTTTGCTGCGCATCAGAAGAACCAGGTCGCATATTTTTCGACGGCTTAACGCGCTTTTTCACCACGCGCTTCTGGCCTTTGTCGTAAAGCCATGCTTTTCGCATCATCCCAAGCATATCGGCGTTATCAATGCCTTCCACTGCGTCTTCGGTCATACCCTGATCCAGCGCCCAACTTTTAATTTGGGTTAGCTCGTCAGCCATGACCTTCTGGTCGCCCCATTCAGAGACAACAGACGGCAACCGCTCGATTTCAGATGCAACATGATGCTGATACCGCGCCTGCGCGTCCTGCTGGATTGCCGCATTCACCCGCTCTTGTTCAGAACGAATAGCTAACAGCTTTTCCTGTTGGGCCGCATTACGCTTATCCCATTCATGCTTTACCTGTGTCGCCCGAATTGGGTCTGTCTCAAACATTGCATCCAGATCAGGCGCTTCTTCCATTGCGCTTTGCAATTGGGCCTCTAAAAGCGGCAAAAGATGTGCGTACTGTTGACGCTCACCCTCAATGCTACTCCGAAGGCTATCCATATCCTTGCGCTGCTCCGCAAGAGCCATTGTCTTGCGTGTGTAATCCTGGGTCCGGCTGTAACCGTCCAACAGTTCATCAATCGTTACCTCAAGTTCTTCGCCATCAACTTTTACGGCGTAGACCTCTGTCTGGTCGTCTTCACTGTCTTCGGCTTCACCTTCTTCTGGATCACCTTCATCGTCATCTGTTTCAGGGTCGGCTTCGTCCGTTTCCACTTCAACATCGTCTTCGATGTTCTCAAGCTGGTCATCAGCTTGTGGGCTATCGCCCTGATCGCCGCCTTCTTCGTTATCCTCTACAGGGTCCAGAAGATCGGCAATCTGACTTGCTGCATCACTTACTCCGATCCCGATTTCAGCACCGGGGTTGTCGGCATCATTGATGTCCATGCAAAAACTCCATTACGTTTCTTTGTTTATCACCTGTTGCGCGAATTTTCCGTTTTCCATAACGGCACGCAACCTTGTCTCTACCTCACCTATCGCCTTGTATTGGCGATAAATAAATTCCCGCTTCAGAATCTGGTGCCAGGACGTTGATTTCCAAGCCTCAAACAAATCGAGCGAAACCTGCTCTACAGCCCCTCGGTAAATTTCATCAGACAGTATTCTTTCTGCCTGTTTACCTTGGGCGGCTAGTTCATAATCTTTAGCCATTCGGCCCTTCTTTGTTTTGTCGCGCCGCATTTCTTTCGCGCTCAATATCCGCTTTTATTAGCTGCACGTCAACTGCTGCGCCCCAACGGGCCTCAATTTCAGCGGCACGAAGGCGAATATCGGCATCCAATTTATCTCGCTCAAGATCATCCTTCATCAATGCTTCCTGGCGCTCAAGGTCAATCTTATTGGCGTCATTCATCGCATCAGCCTGCGCTTTTGTCGCCTCTGCCTGTGCAATAATCATATTCGGGTCAGGCTGCGCTGGCTCTGGTGGCGGCGGTGTCCATTGCGCCGGGTCAACAAAGAACTTTTCAGGCGACTTGAAGCCCATCAATTCCGTCATTGCGGCCAGCGTGTTGCGATATTCCTGCAAACCGGCAATAGGATTTTGTGGCCCCATCGCCTGAATAGCTTGCTCCTGCTTGTCAGCAATAGCCGATAAATAGGTCATTTTGGCCTCAAGGTCGCCAATACCCAACCCGACATTCACGGAAACATCCATGCCAGCGTCCCATGCCCGTGGGTCGATTTCTACCCACTTGCCACGAAGACGAACAACACGCGGCCTATCCTGATTGGCAACCGTCAATTTCAAGATGCCACGGAACAGCGGAACAAGCCCCATTTCAGCAAAAATACGCCCAATCAACTCTGTACGCTCCTGCGCAGAGGAAAGAGTTGCGGCAACAGCGGCCCGCGTCGAAGATTGCAAGGCGTCAGGGTCCAAACCAACAGCGGCCTTGGTAATGCCTGTGCGGTTTTCCCGCATATTGTCCATGTATTCCAGCGCAGAGAAGCCGTGCTGACCAACAAAAGGTGTTTCAAGCGGGAACGCCATACCCGGCTGGCGCATACGAACAACAGCGCCAACTTCCGTGTTCAGCACGTCGTCCATATTCACCATGCCTTCAACAACACCCATTCGCGGCGTTGTGGCCAAAGCCAGGCTGTCCAGAACATTCCGCATGACGCTGGATTTAATAAGCTGAATATCGTCCACGTTGTCGCCTACGCCCGTGCCCAACCATGTATGCGGTTCAGGGTCAGGGCAAAGATCGACAAACGGACAGAACGGCACTTCCTCATTGGCAACAATGTTCTTGCTGTCACCAATCACACAAATCTTGCGCAATTCCGCGAAACCGTCACCGTCATAATCGACGCGGATATAGGTTTCGGCGTAAAACACCAACTCCATGCTTTCATGGGCGGCACGATCAGTCGGCACCATTTCATCAATGCGGCGTGCCTGCCGGTCCATCGAATATTCCAACTTGTCAGAACCCGTATGGTCCCGCACCATTTCGTAGTCGTAGCCCATTTCAACCAGATCAGAGACCGTCACAAGCGACTGGTGCCCGACCATCAGAGCATCTTCAATAGACGTGGCACGACTGGAAATAACAAATTCTTCTGGCGGCACGGACGCCACCTTGACCCGACCATTCGATATTTCACGGGACAGGCGAACATCATATGTTTCCATACCCATTTCATCGGCGGTCATATTAACGACCTCAATGGTCAATTCCGGGTCGGCGCCCAAAACGGCCATATCAATCTGGTCGATGCCTGAAAGCTCCCACGCTTCGACCTCAAGGCTTTCATCCCACCAGTATTTAATAATCCCGGTTTTCAGCAACAAGGCGTCCTTGAACGCCTCATAGAACACCTTGAACCCCGGATTGTCGTTCTGGATGATGTAATTGACATAATCCGTTGCCTGTCGGGCCGCTTCGTCATCCCCCGGCCCCTTCGGGACAAACTCGACGATATTTTGCGCACCAAAGAACATGCGCATCAATCCCGGCATCATTGCTTGGATCGTGTCCCGAACATCACGGGATATAACCTGGCTGCGACCATCTTCCTCATTACCAAACGGCCTGCCGTGGTAATAATTCAGCAACCGCGCCCGTTCTGTTGAAAGAAAGCCCTCTTGCCACGTTTGGGCGTCTTCAAGCTCACGCTTGACGATACCTTCCAGTTCTTCAAGCGTGATCGGGCCTTCCTCCATCATTTCAGGATCGGATGCGCCACCCGCAATTTCATCCATTGCTTCTTCAAGGATTTCTGCCGCCTCTAACGCATCCATTTTTAGCCCCTGCTAGTCAGCTTCTACCGGCATGTGCCAGTATTTCCAGCCGTCATATTCTGAAATATTGACCTCAACGCCCAATACTTCCCTCACGGCATCCCCAACGCCTTTCATTGGGTAATCGTCACCGCCAATAATGCCACCAGCCTTCACTTTAGGCAACCACGCGACAATATCACGCTTTACGGTGTGATAATCATGCCCTGCATCCAGCCAAACAAAGTCAATCGAACCATCCTTGAACTTACTGGCGGCTTTTTCGCTGTCAGACGTGTGAACTGTCAAATCCAGCCCCGCCTGAACACACGGCTTCATGTTTTCTTCAAACACAGCCTTCAAATTCCGCACTTCCGGGTCATTCTTGTGTGCGTCTTCATCCGACCCTTGGAAATGGTCAACACAATGAAAGGCAATATCCTTGCCGCTGTTCAGGATTTCTACGCCCATATAAGCGGCACTTTGGCCCTTCCAGCACCCAACCTCCACAAAAGTCGCTTCCTGCCCTGCACGGGCCACCATTTCGCCGTAAAACAGATGAAATTTGCACCACCCCTGAATGTTCTGCCAGTAATGAGGTGGAATTGTCACAGAAGCCGCCCTTTCTGCTTTTTTAGGGGCTTTAGGCTCTGGCGCTAGTTCCGGCT